CTTGCGGGTTATATATATATTATACGCCGTATTTATAAGTAATAGCTGTCAATAGCTCTAATGCGTTGCAATTGATGTATTCTTAACATAGCTATTTACAGTTATTGAAAGTTAGCGCATAATAAATATGTACTTTATTTTATGTTCAACCCGCTATGAACTTACTCACAAAAGAACTTCTTAAGAAGTTACCTCCTCTCGGTCATTCAATTGAAACTAAAGAGGAACCCCAAGCTATTGTTAAATGGTTTACACCTGATTCTAACTTTACTTGGTACGTTGCCGAATATGATCCTGCTACAGGTCAATGTTTCGGATTAGTCGACGGATTTGCTAAAGAGTTTGGCTATTTCAACATTAATGAAATTAAAGCCATTAGAGGTCCATTTAAATTACCAGTTGAAAGAGATTGGTCTTTTGATCCTTGTAACTTAAATTCTTTAGTTTAATGAAAAATCTATTTCTTTATATGGCAGTTGGCTTTATTTGCTACACTGCCTTTTCTTCGTCTTTAGACAAAAGTACACAAATCCATTGTTCAAATGGAATACAACGCGCTTGCGCAGCTTTAGCAAAATGAACGATGCAAATTTTCTTAAATTAAAACTTTTAATTGAAGAACTTTCAAGTGTTGTTGAAAATCAACAAAAACAATTAAATCTTCAAAACGATTTACTAAACATTCAAAAATTTAAATTTGAAAAATTAGAAGAAAAAGTAAATCTTTTAGAAGAATCATTAAACATTAAATCCCACTTAAATTCAGATGACAAACGCTTTATTTCAAGATGAATTTATAACTGAAAAAGTTTATAGATCATCTAATGATTATTCTGCAACTGACATTAAAACGGAAATCAAATACAATGGTTTTACTTTATGGGACCAAAAATTTAATCCTAATACAAGACCAAAACCACCAACACCTGCACTTAAATTAGGTAGTATGCTGCATAAAGCAGTTCTAGAACCTAATGAATTTAATTCTTTTTATCAAGTAATTGAAAATAAAAGAACTAAAGAAGGTAAAGCAAAAATCCTGGAATTAGAAGAAAAAGGTATTGAAGCCATTTCATTTGAAGAAAAAATTCTTTGCAATGATATATGTGACGCTGTAGCTAACCACCCAATAGCTTCAGAATTATTCGCTAATGGTGCTCCTGAACAAAGTTTTTTCTGGGATCATAAAGAAACAAATTTACCTCTTAAATGCAGAGCTGATTGGATTAATGGTGACACTATCATTGATTTAAAAACAACTGCTGAAGGTGGTGCTCACGAAGATACTTTTTCACGTGCAGTAGCAAATTTTTTATACCATATTCAAGCTGCTCATTACTGCGAAGGAATTGGTCTTAAAAAGTTTGTATTTGTAGCTGTTGAAAAGGTTTATCCTTTTAATATTGGCGTTTATGAACTTGACGAGGAAACAATACAAGAAGGCTTACAAGTACAAAAAGAATCGTTAAAAAGAATAAAGTCTTACGTAAAATCCGGAATTTGGCCTGGCTATAACAAGCCAAATGAAGGAATTAAAACTATTAGCATACCTTATTGGGCATTTAAAAAATGACTTTTACTAAAGAACAAATTGAATCATTAAAACAACCTATTAAGCTTGAAAATGTAGCTGAAAGGGAAAGTGGTTGGGGGGATAAAGTTCCCTATGTTGAAAGTTGGAAAGCTATTGACGCGGCCAATCGTATTTTTGGTTTTGATGGTTGGAACTCAGAAACGTTAGAAATTAATCTTGTTTCAGAAGATATAAAATGCGTTTCTTATATTGCCAAAGTAAGAATTACTGTTGGAAATGTAGTTAAAGAAGGTTATGGCTCTGGTCATGGTCGAAAAGGTGGTATTGGCGATAAACACGAATCTGCAGTTAAAGAAGCAGAAAGTGATGCACAAAAACGTGCTTTAAGACAATTTGGCTATCAATTTGGCCTTAGTCTTTATGACGGTAAAAAAGCATGGAAAACTGCTGATCCTTCAAATAAAAAATGGAAAAAAGAAGAATCAAAACCACCTGTAAGTCAAAAATCTACAACTTTTGTTTTAGCTAAAAAAGCTATTGAAGATTGTAAACAACTTAAAAAACTTGATTCTTATACTGATACTTTTAACGATAGATTAAATGAAGGGAAAATAACTAAAGAAGAATATAGTAAATTAACTGATTTATTAGAAGCTAAATATGTAAATTTAACTGAACAAATAAATAGCTAATGGATAAACAGTATTTAACTACAAAAGACCTAGCTTTTAGATATGGCTTAAAACCTGCAACTATTAAAAGTTGGCGAGATAAAACTAAAGCTGGTAAACAAACAGGTCCGACCTGGTACACATTACCAAAAACACATTTAGCGATCGGTCATTCTCGAGTTCGCTACGAGCTTCATCAAGTTTTAGCTTGGGAAGAAGCACACAACATTACACCAATTCATTCATTCTAAAAATTATGGCTTATCAAGAATTTGATCCAGCACTTACTCTTCCTGTTAACTTTACAGTTAGAGATAATCCATTTGAAAACAGTAAACAAAAATATCCTAAACAGATGCGTTTGTTTATTCCACTAACTTCAATTGATGAATTTTGTAACCATATAAAGGCTATTGCAAAAACAAAAGTCGAAACTGGAAAAGTTTATGACATGCGAACAAATGAAAGAGAAGAAGTTGAAGGTATTTATTTAAATGGAAATGGGAGGAAAAATACATTTGAAGATGATGAAGATTCATGCTTTGGAACTATAAATCCAAGAAGAATACAAACAGAAGAAGAAAAAGAGGACATTCCATTTTGAATCAAAAAGAATATGACGCTGCTATGTCTCGTTTAAATGATCGATATTTAATGGAATCTACCATGACAAATGAAGATTATTTACGAGATAAAAAAGCAATTGAACTTGAATATTTAAAAACTAAATTTAATTCAAATGCTTAACCAAGGTTATCCCAAGCTAGTTTTTAATAATAATACGAATAATTTTACCGTTACTACTACAGGTAGCGGTACTATTCGTACTTGGGGAGGCGAATATGAAGAAGATACTAGACCTGAACATGTAAAATTTTTCGGCATGGACGAAGAAACAATATATAAAAAATATGGAATTGTTTTTAAAGAAACTGACATATTTATAAATGGAGTAAAACAATATGAAATGTCTAGTGACTTTGAAGCTATGTTATGGCTTATAAGAAAAGGCTTTGTTAAATATGTTAGAGGTAAAGAAGTATGGAATGAAGAAGCACTTGACGAAGGTTGGGAAAATGCCTGGACCCCTCCTGAAAGTTATAAAGCGCCAGAAAAATCTAAAGAATGGGGTCATGTTTATTTTGTTGAAAGTCAAGGCTATTGGAAAATAGGTCGAGCTACAGCTTCAAGAATAAAAATAAGAATAAAAGAACAACAACCTGATAAAGTTTTAGCTGTTAGTCCTCGTCGTAGTGACTTTAAATCATTAGAAAGAAAGCTACATAAAATGTTTAAAGATAAAAGAGTTCTTAAATATGAAGTTTTTAGGAATCTTAATAAAGATGATATAAAAGTAATTATGAAAGAATTAGGCAATAAAATTAATGTAGTTATATGATTCTATGAAAAAACCAAAGTTTCCATCTGATCCATACATAGGTAGAATTTTTTTTGATGGTAAAAAAACTTATGAATATATAACTAATCCTTTTTATAAACAGATTCCAGGAGTAAAACCGCAACCTTGCTGGATTGATATTTCACTAGAACTAAAATGAAAAAAGTACATTCTTCTGTAAAACTTCAAAGATTAAAAAACATTAGACGAAAAGATTTAGAAAAAAATTTATTAGATGTACAACTAAAAGGACAAGATCATTATGTTTTTATGAAAGATAATGGAAAAGCACAAGTTGTTTATGAAGAGGGTCGTTGGGTTGCAGAACATATAAAAACTGCTGTCTTAAAATTTAATTATGAAATTGATAAAACAAATAATATGTTAATAAGGGATTTTGAAGAAAAATATATTATTCAATACGAAAAAGCTTTTTTATAGGATTAACTTTTTCTTTCTGTTTTTTTTCTTCTTTAATACTTTTTTTTACTAAAGCAGCTTCTAGTTCAATTAATCTTCCAAGCATTGAAGCAAGAAAAACATCTTGATCCATTTGATGTCTTACTAAGTGAGTGCAATATCTTTTAATATTGTCATAATCTTCACTTTGCATAATGTCTCTGCATCTCATTTCAACAGAAAGTTGAAGTTCAGGAGGTGCTTCTTCAATTTCAATGTTTAAAAATTTTTTCATTGTCTTACTGGAAATAATTGTTTTTCCAAAATATCAACAGCACGGTCATCAAGACTGTTTGAGGTTTGCTTACAAATCGCACGTAAGAGATCAACTACTAAACGTTTTACAGTTGTGGTTGTAAGAAACGTCATCAATAATGGTTTTAAGATTTTAATCATAAAAAATATGTGTTACTTTCCAAACATAACAACTTTTGCTAAATTTGCCATAAAGCCTTTTATTTATGGAAGATCAAGAACCAAGTAAAGTTGAAACCATTGTTAAAGTCTGTGTACTTCTTTGGAGTGCCACGCTATTATCCCTCTCATACTACGAACCGCCATCTGGTAAAAAGATCGTAGATTTTGATCCGACATTTATTGCAAGTATTTTTAGTGCTTCCACTGCGTCACTTGGGTTTTCGATAAAAAAGAAAAAAGATACTATAGTAGATAACAAAGACTCTAAAGTTGGAGTTGTAAAAAAATGAAAAAACTTCTACCACTTTTGCTGCTTGCTGGTATTCCAGCCTCTTACGCTGACATCAATCACTCAATACAGAATGTTGTCTCGGTCAGTACATTAGGAGCTAGTTCAACGAGTAATCGGGTTGGTACGACCTTCTCTGCATCAGGTACAAATGTCACGCCAACAGCAGGTGACACTGCAAACGCTATAGGTACTTTAGATTTAACAGATTCAGCAATAACTAATGGCGTTCCAACAATAGATAACACAACTACTTACGCAGTTACTAATAGTGGTGATGCCTGGTCTGTAAGTGAAAGTTTTATTCAAGGCGATTCTATTCCTACAAGTTTTTTAGCCACAACGGTTACTAATGGAGTAGTCCCTGCATTACCAATATTTGGAGATACAACAACTGTGAGTGGTGGTGATATTGGTACAACAGCCATGACAATGGATTCTGGTGGAGCAATGACAGTAAACTTATCTGCTACAGGAGCAGGTGTTACAGCACAGATGTCTAGCACTATAAAGTTAGAAATTGATTAATGAAATGGCTGGTAATATTTTTATTTGGAATACCTAGTGCTTATGCTGGAGGAATTACGCCTTCCTTTTCAACAGGCCAAATGGAATCTTCGAGTTCCAGTAAATCTATTATTGTGGAGACAATCGTTACTGAAAATTACCGTACTGGCTATAGCTATTCACTTCAAGGAAATAATATAAAAGTTAAGGATGGAACAGTTATATCTCCTGATGCAACCTATACAAACACACAGACAGTTAATGGAGTTTCGTTTAAATGGGTAACTCCAGATTTACCGACCAAGCCCCAATGGGAAATCCAAACTCCAGGAGAAGCTTTTTCTATAACAGAGAATTTTCTTGCCCCAGGTCTAGATGCAACCAGTACTATTCAACGCACCATAAACACAGAAAGTCAGAGTACAAGTTTGTCAATTTTTTCAAATTAATTTTACTACTATTATTATATTCGCCCAAAACCCTTGCTAATACTGTATCAAGCCCAAGTGCATCCAGTTCCGGAACGGTTATCAATAACGGCTACCAAACTATAAATGGTGGTTTTCCAACTATGACCTATGGAGGAAATATTCAGTGCCAGCAACCCACATTAGCCTTTACTCCATTTGTTACTAAAGGAGAAAACTACAGTACACCTAGAATTACTAAAACTAGAACTAATATCTATAATCTTGCAGAAGATGCAGATGGTAATTTAATTAGTCCAGGAGAAATTTTATATATAAGTGAACAGCCAAGAATAGAACAATCAACTCATAATTTTAATTATGGATTTACCGTTAGCTTACAGATACCATTAGGCGAAGGGTCTGATCTTTGCGTTAAGGCTGCTGAAAACCAAATAAAAGGACAAGAATTTGCGTTGCAAAAAGCTCGTTTAGAGGCTAATCTAGCAAGAATGAAGGTATGTGCCGAGCAGTTTAAACTTGGTGTAAAGCTGATAAATGAAGATGCGGTTGCCTGTAAAAACGTAGTATTAACAACAATTCCCAATCAAGTTATTCCACATACTCACAAAATTAAGAGCAACTGACGCTCCAACAGAGCAGAGGTCAAGTTAATGACTTGATAATGGGTCTGGTTGCTAAATACCCCCTTGTCTATAAAAGCACTTCTCATTGGTTTGGGGGTGATCGACCTAGGGAAGAGACCGAATTATAGACTTGTATATTTATTGTACCTTATCTTTTTTGCTTGTCAGTTGTTTTTTTATCTTTTTAAATATTTCAGAGATCGCCTTTTTTATCAGAGGAGCCAATAATGCAGAGCCACCAGCAACCACACCCAACACAGTAGTTGAAATAAGCCCTTCAGGAGTTCCAATAAAACTTTCTCTGAATGGTACTTTTTCCCAGATCGGGTCACAAGATCCATCGG